GAGGTAACATGCGCTTGACTTCAGGATTTTCTGAATCAAACTCTACAAAATCACCGCCGTCTTCATCATATGATGGATCATAGTATGCATAAATGTCACCAACAGGTGTTGATACATGATATTGATCCCATTTATCACCATCTGCTGGATCGATTTGGTCTACAACTTTATGTCCGTCTGTTGTTGTAAAACTCCAGTCGCCACTATCAGTGTCGTCCATTTCAGTAATTACAGTTTCTTTTGTTTTGAAAGAATTATATGCTTCCATCATATCCTCAACTGTGTGATCTTGGACAGCTTCTTCAACTTTAACTGGTTGTCCATTTGCGCCCAAGTAACGGCGTAAACTTGTGTCTACTGGCTCGCCTTGTGGTTGATCCATTACACGATCTTCGCCGTCGAAATGGTCAGTAGCGTTAGCCCATTCTTCGCTAACTTCTTCTTCATGTACTTCGCCCATTTGTGCTAGACGTGCTAGTAATGCATACATGTCATCAGGCACAGGCTGCGCATCACAACCGCAATCTGCTTCTTCAACTTCAGCTTCTGTTGCGACTTCTTGACTTTTGACAAGGCCCGCAAGTTTTACTAAATCATTAATGTTATCAATATTCATGATCTTATTCCTTATACTCTGTATTATGATCTTTGCGAGCTTTAGTTAACTCGTCGATAAATTTTGTATTAAATTTATCACCAAAATATTCTTCTGCTTTTGGATTTTCAACTTCACTGTATTCGTTATCCAGTAGCAATGCTTCGCCATCTTTTTCAGTTGGCTCTTCCATGCTTTGTGCATCAAGTTCTTCACCTGGTTCCATTTTGTTACGAACACGGATATGTCCTTCACCAATACCCAATTTTTGTACTAGCTCATTTACTAGTATTGCTGGGCTCATTGGCAATGCTGTTTTGAAGTCCATAATATAAATTTCTGCTGCACCTAAATTATGAAAATCAAGTGGTGCGCTTTGTAAAATAGTACGTTTAGGAGATTCTACATCGAATGCCTCGTACTTGCGCAAATGCTTTTCCAGCATATCAAGCTGGTCATCGGAAAGCTCAACGGCTGTTTTTAAACGAAACTCGTAAGTTTTTGCGCTTTCCATTAAGTATTCTTGTAAACTTTTCATCGCTTTACTCCTGTATGCTACTATTTAGCATTTTAGTCTTTTTTCATTTGTTGCATAATACTGTTGATTAATTCATTACGATCCATTAAAACTTCGCCATTGCCTTCAATAGGTGTATCATCTTCTTTTTGTTCAGATTTCTGAATTTGAAATTCTAATTTACGTTTTTCTAACTCTAGTTTTTCTTTTTGCATTTGCATCTGAATAACTTTTAATTTTTTATCCATCTTTGCTTGCTTTGCTGCTAGAGCATTTTGCATCATCTTTGCTGCACTATCAAATACTGGTGCTGCATGACGGTCTTCTACATTGTTACCTAGATCCATTAAATCTTGAAAGGCTGTTATTGCTTGCTGTGCATAATCATCCATATCACTATCAAGTTGCTCTAGTCCTTTTACTGGTGCTAGTGCTCTGTCAATTTTATCTGCTTGACTTAGTGCATCCTGTAATTCAACAATGTCTGTAATTTTTTCTTCTTTTGGTGCTTCTGTTTCGTCTTCCAACATGTCGTCAATAGGCGGCAGGTTAAACACTTCTTCTAGTTTCTTTGTCATCTGCGTTTTTTCCTTTTTGGTTTACTTCCTTGCGGAGCACGGAATAATTCGTTTTCTGTAATTATTCGGAAACCAACACCCTGTTGTCCTGCCCACTGTCTTGCTGTTTTCCATTTTGCTTCATTAATTATAGCATGCATCTTGTCGTGATTACTAGTAGCATTACCCATCATTTGTTTACTGGGTTTTATTTCTATAATTTCTGCATGCTTGCGTCCGTTCATGTCTTCATAAATTATAAAAAAGTCTGGCACGTATGTGGTTGCTTTACCACTAATAGGATGGCGATAAGGTATACGATGACTTTCACTTGCCCAACCTAATATGTTGGGATGCCTGTCACACATACGCATAAATTGAAGTTCCCAACCACTGCGATATCTAGGTAAGTGTTTTCCTACATATTTTTCTTTATTCGTGGGCTCAAAGACGCCCTGTTGCCATTTTGCCATAACGGTATTTATAGTGATTGATTATCTGTGACATGTATACTTTCTGGCTGGAATTGTAAAGTATACACTACAAAGCTACTGTCGCTGTAGGAAAGTGTATCTGATTGTACACTGTTAATAATACAGTTCTTTGCTTTGATTGTTCTGTGATTTGATTGTCTGCCCAACATTTCAATAACAACTTCTTTAATAAAGTATCTGTCAGTTAGTGCAGTAAGACCGTGTCTAGTAGTATTTACTAATGGTGACAAGACATCGTCAGCAATATTATTGAATTCGTCAATGCCTTTATTATCATTATAATAGTGTCTAGTATAGTCTGTAATAATTTTTTGTACTTGGTTATCAAATGTATCGTAAAATACAATACTAAAAGGATCATAGTTCATTCTTGTCTGTACAGCTCGTTTTTTATTGTATTGATTAACGAGTGCAGTATCAAAACTAACAGTAGGAACAGATACACTTTGTATTTTTTCAAATACTTCTGGACTTCTACTGTTGATAGTAGAAATTTTAACACGATGGTTAAACTTCTGTCTAGGAAGTTGCAGCGGAAATTCACTACTTAAAGTGTTGTAAGTTTCCGCTGCAAAGTTTGTGATACTGATAGACATTGGCTATGATTTATCTTTATTCAGCAGTTACACCATCACTTGATGCATTACCACCAGGTGAGCTTGTTGCTTCGTGTGTTGCATTATCATAACGTAGTGTTACAGTAATTTGTTGTGCATCACTTGTTGCATAATTGCTTTCACCATATGCGATGTTTTGGATATAGCAACCAAATAATTCCCATGTATCCAGTGCGGCTGCGGTTGCATTACCACCATCTAGTGTTTCAATAGTTGTTTTAAACTTGTATTGTGCGCCTGCAACTGGTGCACTTTGGTTTGCCATGTTGATTTGTTTTTCTAACTGTGGCTCAAGTTGATTAATAACATTGTTGCTTACGTCATCACGCATAACAATTGTTACTGGTTCCCAAGTGTGTTTACCTGCAAGATAAATTCTTGAGTTGTATGTGTCTAGTGTCATTTCATCGTGTGTAAATGTTGGACGAGTTACACTCATTACATTGGAAGTAACTAGTCTGCCATCATCAAAGTCAAAGTGTACTCTGAAACGATATTGTAGTTTTGGCATAAGTGTAGGGGTCGGATCATTGACTCCTGTAGGTACACTTAGATTTGTAATTAACGCCATTGTCTATCTCCTTATAAGATTATTTCTATATCAGTATTTATAATTTTTTTCAGAAAAAAAGACCGCCATCTGAAATTCAAATGGCGATCTAGTTAATTATTGTTATTTTTTGTTATAAATTATGATAAAGCACCAGTATTAACAATACGAATTGGGATGTAAATAAATTCTGTTGACTTTGTAGGTTCAATAGCAATATCTACATACATTTCATTACGGTCAATACGTGATGGTGTGTTGTTTGATTCATCACAAACTACTGCGTAGTCTGTAACACCACGTTTTGCAAGAATGTCTTCTAGGAAACCTTCGAAAACTGATTTAACTCTTGCTCTTGTTCCAACATCATTTGGTTCAAACAAGAATGGACGTGCAATCTCATCAAAACGTTCACGCATATAAGCAACCAAACGTGCTACGTTAACACGGTCTAGTGCACTTGTGCTTGGGTTTAGTGATTTCTGACCAAAGATAACAACACCTTCACTTGGGAATGTTGCGATTGGGTTCAGCTTGTTGCTGTACATTGAATCACGTTGTCCCTGTGTTAGTGCTACTGCTTTAAACTCGCCTTCAGTTGTAATATGTCCAACTGCACTTGCGTTAATAACACTACCACGTGTCAAACCTGCTGGCGCAAACCAAGGATATGCAATACTATCGTTATATGCATACTGGTATAGTGCCATGTGGCTTGGTGGAACAGTTACAGTTGCACCTGCAGGTGTTGTTGAACGTCCTGCTGGATAATATACTGCACTGTATGTGTTCTTTGTTACAAGACCATCTTCACCGTTTTCTGCTGCGCCTTGACCCTGTACCCAAACAACTGCTTCATTTGGTGTCTTACGCATTGGTGTATCGATAATTACGAAACCAGTTTCGCCGCGGTCACTGTTTAGCGTTACCAATTCATCAGTTAGTTCTGGGAAGTTTGGCGCTGCTAGTAGTGTAAATGTGCGTACTTCGTCACGTAGATCTTCGTTGCTTGCAACTGCGGCTTGCATTTTCATTGCAATGTAACCACGCTGAGCAAAGCGACCAAAACGTCCGCTACCGTCTGCATGATTTGCTACACCGTTTCTCCATGCACTTGCT